ATGCGCTGGAAGCACAGCTGCAGGAGCAGCTCAAGCGCTGTAGCCAGTGCCGCCACAAGTGCCGCACGCCGTCGCCCTACTGCGTAGGTGGCGCGACCATGGGCGAGCTGATGGCCGCGTGCCTGCCCGTGCTCGGTCCGCTGCTGGCAGTGCCTGTCGCCGCCGTCCTGGCCAGGGTCCTGTGAACGACCTGTACGCCACGGATGAGGCGCTGGCCCAGGAGGCGACAGACATCGCCGCCGGCTACGTCTATGACCACCTGCTCGATGGCGAGCGCCATGGCGACGTCATCGACACGCTGGCCATCGCCGTCTCCCTGGTGCTGATCGCCCTCATCTTCGCCGGCCAGCTGCCGGTCTGACCCGATCCAACGGGCACGCCGGCGGCCCGATGCGCCGGCAACTCTCTACGGAGAACTGCATGACCCATGCTCTTGGCCCCGTCGTGGGCAACGCGCTACAGACCAAGCCCGAAGCACTCAAGCCGCACTTGAGCGCTCGCCTTGGAACGCTGCGGTACACCGAGTCCGGCGTGATGTCCGAGCACGACGGCAAGCTCAGCTTCTCCCCCAGCTATGCCGGTGAGTGCCCGGTGTCGTTGCCCATTGTGTACCGCGAGCCGGCGTATGTCCCGCGGACGGACTTCGGCGTAGCCATTGAGTCCGCGGCCGCTGTGGCGTTCAAGGCTGAAGTCGTTGATCCCGTGACCAGCCCTTGGCAGGTCGGTGACCGCGTGCGCAAGATCAAGGGCGCCATCAACAAAGGCTGCACCGCTGTAATCGAGCAGATGGATGAACTCGGAGACGACTGCGTCAGGCTGCACTTCAAGTGGGACCTCAACCCGGGCGGCGACGACGGCGTGTGGGTTTTCGACAGGGTGAAGCACCGCGAATTCCTTGAGATCATCGAGCGCTCCGGCACCAAGCCTGCCGCCTTCGACCCCATGACCGAGCCGCTGCAGGTGGGTGATGAGGTCGAGGTGGTCTTCGAGTATTGGAGCCACCGCGACCAGCGCGACATCGTGACCGCAGTGCGCCCAGGCGAAGGCGTTATTTGCAAGGACTCGGGCGGCTGGAGAAGTCGCTCCTCCCTGAAGCTCATCCGCAAAGCCGCGGCCTGAGCCCGCCATGCCCTCCTCCTCCATCCACTCGCAGGCGCTGGTGGCCACCGCCGCCGAGCTGCGCGCTGCCGCCGAGGAACCGATGTGCATCGTGTTCGTCGTCGTCGCAGTGCTCGCATCTCTGGCGATCTCCGCCATGGGCGCCGGTGCCGTGCACGCCGGACCGCAATGCGTGATCTCGCGGGCAGCGCGCAGCAAAAAGGATGAGGGCGAGGGCGTGGTTCTGGTGGCATCCGCTGCTGCTCGCGGCGTGGCTGAAGAGTGGCAGTACTGAAAACGATCCGAGGAGACGTATGGACATCAATCGGCTGTTGGCTGCTGGCTCTATCGAGGGGCCGTTCAAGAGGGTGAGGCCCGTGCGGCGTGGACGCTTCGGGCGAGCGCTGCGGGCGCTGGTGAAGGCAATCAAGCGCGGGGGACAGTTGCTGTGAGCGACATCAAGCCCGGCATCTACACGATGCCCGCATGGCAGTATCACGCGGACCCAGCGCCGCAGCCATCGCTCAGCAACTCGCTGCTGACGACGCTGATCCAGAACACGCCGCGGCATGCCTGGTTGAAGCACCCTCGCCTGAACTCGCTGTTCAACCCGGCCAAGAGCGGCGGCGTGTTCGAGCTGGGCGACGCTGCGCACGCGTTGCTGCTTGAGGGCGTGGACAAGGCGCACATCATCGACGCGCCGGACTGGCGCAAGAAGGAGCACCGCGAGGCGCGCGACAAGGCACGCGCCGCCGGCCTGGTTCCCATGCTGCCGCAGCAGCACGACGGCGCCTTGGCCATGGTGCAGGCCGCACGCGAGTTCATCTCCAACACCGGCTTCACCGGCATCTTCGAGCGTGCCAAGCCGGAGCAGACGCTGATCTGGCAGGACGTTGGCGGCATCTGGTGCCGCGCACGCCTAGATCTGCTTGAGCTTCAGGAGCCTCACACCGGCCGGCCGCTGGTGCTGGACTACAAGACGACCGGTGCCGGCGGCCCTGGCGAGTGGATGCGCCGCTACCTGGCAGCGCACGGATACGACACGCAGGGCGTCTGGTATCCGCGTGGCCTGTCCGCCCTCGGTTACCCGGGCGCGCGCTTCGTGTTCCTGGTGCAGGAGAACTTCGAGCCGTTCATGTGCTACCTGGTGGAGCTGACCGAAGCGCGTGTGGAGCTGGCTACCAACAAGATCAGCCGCGGCGTGATGCTGTGGCGTGACTGCATCGGTTCCAACCGCTGGCCCGGCTACTCGCCGGAGATCTACCAGGCCTATCCGACCGCATGGGAGATCAAGGACGAGGAGGCGCTGGGCGTATGAGCGCATTCGCATTCAAGCCCGCCGTGCGGGACCAGGTGCCTCTGCTGCTGGGCAATGTGGGCCCAAGCGGCGGCGGCAAGACGTTCTCCGCACTGCGCTTGGCCAGCGGCATCCAGTCCGTGGTGGGCGGCGACATCGCCGTCATCGACACTGAGGCGCGTCGCGCCCTGCACTACGCGAGCCGCTTCAAGTTCCTGCACCTGGACTTCAAGCCGCCGCACGGCCCGGACCGATACCTGGAGGCAATCCGCGCCGCCGTGCAAGCCGGGGCCAAAACCGTGGTGGTGGACAGCATGAGCCACGAGCACGAAGGCGAAGGCGGCGTGCTGGAGTGGCACGAGGCCGAGCTGGACCGCATCGCCGGCCAGGACCGGAAGAAGCGCGAGGCCTGCAACCTCCTGGGCTGGGCCAAGCCCAAGGCTGCCCGGCGCAAGCTCATCAACGGCATTCTGCAGCTCAACGTCAACCTGATTTTCTGCTTCCGCGCGAAGGAGAAGGTCAAGCCGATGAAGAACGCCCAAGGCAAGACGGAGATCGTGCCGCTGGGCTGGCAGGCCATCGCCGGCGACGAGTTCGTCTACGAGATGACGGACCGCTTCCTCTTGCCGCCGGGCGCCAACGGCGTGCCCGACTTAAGCCCGGACGCATGGCAGACCGGCGTGCCGAAAGTGCCTGAGGACCACCGCTCCATCGTCGTCCCAGGCCAGCCGCTGGACGAGGAAATTGGTGCGGCGCTGGCCCGCTGGGCCCTGGGCGGCAAGTCCTCACAGCGCCCGGCCGCCGCCGGCAGCAACTCCATCAAGACCAAGGCCGCCGAGATCGAGCGCGACGTGCGCGCCGGCAATGCCGAGCTGCCGGCCACCTACCTGTCCACGCTGGATGAGGGCGAATACCAGCAGATCTGGGACGCCCTCGCAGCCGACGTGCAAGACGAGCTGATCAAGAACTGGCCCAAGGCCGATGCCGCGTCATGAGCAGCGAGCAGGTCAAGCAACTCAAGAAGCTAGCGCGCGACGCCGAGCTCGAAGTCATCGAGTACCCGGACGGCCGCGTCCTCGTGATCGGCGGCCTGGTCAACGTGCACTGGTGGCCGAGCAGCCGCCGCATGACCGCCTATGCCGAGGGCGCGCCGCAGGGCCGCCACCACCAGACCGCCAAGCAGGTGATTAACACCGCGCTGGGCAAATAACAAGGAGCCGCGATGGCAACCAATACACGCATCTACCAGGTAGTCCACAAGGCCAGCAACACCGTGCGCCTCGTGCGCGCCACTCACCAGGCCTCGGCCCTGCGCCACGTCTCCAGCGACGCCTACGACTGCAGTGTGGCAACGCAAGAGGACATCGTTGCAGCCATGGAGGCAGGTATTCGGCCGGAGGACGTGAAAGCCGAGCCGGCCGACCCCGCAACGACCTGATTCTTTTCGGGCGATCCCAGCAGCACGGGCCTCCTCCCCCTCCTATGTCTCCACTCCCGTGCTGCGCTGCTGATGCGGCCGCCCTCTTTCTTTCTTCAACGGCAACTGCAACCGACCCAGAAAGGCGACCAGCCATGACGGACACCACAACCACACGCATCAGCATCCGCGCCGCCTACGCGCGCCTGGCACTGACCTGCGCCGCCGAAATCGAGGCAGACGCGCGCTACTACTTGGGTGGCGTCATGGTGGAGCCGCGCCCAGAAGGTGGCGCCTACATCATCGGCACCGATGGCCACACGCTGGTGCTCATCGAGGACGCCGATGCCGTGTGCACCGAGCCCACGCTGCTGACGCCCAGCTTCCCGCTGGCCGACGAGTTGCCGCCGATGTGGACCGGCACCGATGCTGATCCGCGCCGGCTGGTGCTTCTTGCGCGGGAAGGCCACCCGCCCGTGCTGCAGCTGCTCGGCGCCAATGGTGGCGTCACGCACACGCAGGAGCACGACACCTGCATGCCGGCACGCCGCGAAGACGGGCGGCCCTGGTACTGCTGGCGCAAGGTGATGCCGGACTTCTCGGCACTGCGCCCCGGGCTTGTCGATCCGTTCCATGGCCCCTACGTGTCGCGCGTGCTGGAGGCCTTCGCAGGCAGCCCGCAACTGATGCCGATGCAGGCCGGAACGGAGACCGTCATCGCCTTCCAGTTCCAGCGCCATCCCGAGGTGCTGTTGCTGGTGATGCCGCAAAAGCATGGCGACTGGATTGCAAGCGAGCGCCCAGGATGGGCGGAGCGTTGGTCTGCGGTGCGCAATGCGCCGCGGCTGGCATTGATCCAGGAGCCTGCATGAGCACGACCAAACCCCTGTGGAACGAGATCCGCGACTTCCCCGACTCAGCCGAGCACGTCAACAAGCACGTTTTCGTGAAGCCTGACTGCGCTGTCGAATCGGTGCTGTACCGATACCCGGAGTACGAGGAGCGCACCGTCATCTGCTGCTCAACGATGAGCGGCTGCCCCATTGGTTGCCGCTTCTGCGGAACTGGCGACTACTTCGTGCGCAACCTCACTGCCGACGAGATAGTGAGCCAGCCGCAGCATTTGCTTGAGAACTGCATTGGCGGCCTTGATCCTGCACGCATCAAGAAGCTGCAGATCATGGTGATGAGCATGGGAGAGCCGGTGCTGAACAAGGCGCTGTGGCCGGCATTCCGCCGGCTGCATGCGATGTACCCGCATGCCTCGCTGCTCATCAGCACCAGCGCACCGGACATCGACTGGTCCTGGGTCATAGAGATGAGCCGCGAGATTCCGACGGTGGGCCTGCAGTTCTCCGTGCACGAATCCACCGACGCGGCGCGCGACGCACTGATCCCGTTCAAGAAGAAGCTGACCCTGCAGCAGATCGCAGAAGTCGGCGCGGCCTGGAGCACTGCCACGGGCCGGCGTCCGTTCTTCAACTACTGCGCGCACGACGGCAACGTTACCGATGCCGACGCGGAGCGTATCTACGCCCTCTACGACCCGCGCATTTGGGAAGCGACGGTGTCGGTGATCTGCGAGCGTAATGAGTTCCAGAAGGCCAAGAACCAGCATCAGCGCGACCTGGCGGTTGGCTTCTCGGCCAAGCTGGTAGAGCGTGGGTTCAACGTCCGCGTCTTCGATCCGGCCGGCATGGACACCATCGGCGGCGGCTGCGGTCAATTGTGGTTCGTGCAGCAGTGGATGCGAGAGCACCCTGCCGTCGCGCGACCCAGCGTTGGGCACGGCTTGCCGTCCGTGCATACGCCGCGCGCCGAATCAGAGTGGCAGCCGATGGCGCTCTTGCGCGCCTGATTGATTCACCAACAGCCACACCCAAAAAGGAGTGCCATGAGATTCCGCAAGAAGCCTGTCGTCATCGAGGCCAGCCAATGGCACAACCACGGCGACCACCCGCAGGTGCGCCCGATCGCTGACAGCGACGATCTGTTCTTCACTGGCATGGGCGGCGCCACGCTCACGCTGGAGCTTGGCCGCGAGGCCTACGGCGTGATCGGCACGCTGGAGAGCCCGAACCATCTGGTGACGCCCGGCGACTGGATCATCACGGGTGTCAAAGGCGAGATTTACGCCTGCAAAGACGACATATTCAGGCTCACATACGAGCCGGTTGATGACGCATCCGCATGAGCGCGGTGCACACCTGATCCACCGCCACCACCACAGGAGCACCACGTGGCCACCCGCAGCAAGAAGACCAATCCCGAAGCCGAGCCCCAGGCAAGCGGCAGCGATCCCGCTGACAACTTCACGCAGACCATCGGCGAAGCGATTGCCGACGCCACCAGCGCGGGCCTGATGCCCGAGGCCGGCACCGAGCCCAAGGACCCGAGCACTACCGTGGCCGAGGACCCGGAATGGGGCACCGAGGGCCATGCCGAGGCCTTCATGCTGGGTCGCATGATCGACGTGGCCAAGCGCCACTTCACGACCCTGGCCGAGCCCTGGAGTCGCCTGCGCGAGAACGAGCAGGCTGCCGTGCTCAGCCGCCTGCACGAGAGCATGAAGGTGGTGGTCAAAGACGTGGTGCAGATCATCGCGGCCAATGCTCGCATCACGTTCCGCGCGGAAGTCGCAAGCGTCAACTTCAAGAGCGCCACCGAGGTCGAGGCCAAGCTGAAGCTGGTGAACTCGGTCGAAAGCCATGCGCTGGCTGATGTGGCTGGAGGATTCGTTTCGGTCGTGATCGAGGACATCAACGAGCTGCTTGCAGTGCCGGAGAGCGCGCTCAAGGGTGAGCCGGACAACGGCAGCTTGTTCGACGCCAGCACCGCGGGCACGGCGCTGGACACCGAGCGCGAGGAGGCCACAGCGTGACCACTCCCAACCCCCTGCAATCCATTGCCGATTGGTGTGAGGGCGTAGGCCACGGCCCGGAGAGCTGGAAGCTCTACTTCGCCCTTGTTTTGGAGGAGTGCCACGAGCTGCTGGACACCACGGTGCTGGTTGAGCCCGAGTCTGGCAGCGTGGACCACACGAACACCAACATCGCCCTGAGCCTCAAACAGCTCAGCCGCCAATTGCGCAACGGTGAGCTGCAGGTCCAGATGGCGGCCAAGCCCGCCCTGGACGCCTCCTTGGACATCGCCTGGGTCAGCCTATGTCTGGCCCGCGCACTCACGGGCCGCCGCCTGCCAGCCGCGTGGGCCGAGCTGCACCGCAGCAACGTCACCGACAAGCAGGTGGACGGGCAGTTCATCAAGGACGCCAGCGGGAAAGTGCAGAAGCCGCCGCATTGGCAGCCGCCGCATTTCGCGCAGTTCGTGGGCGCAGCCGAGGAAGGGAGCAAGTCGGAATGAACATCGTTGAACGCAAACCCATCGCCGATGCACTGATCGCAGCCGTCCAGCCAGCGCCCGGGCGCGCCACTGAGCAGTGCATCGCCGATGCCATCACGCACGTGGCGAACAAGCTGCACATCCCGCACGACTACGTGCGCCACGTCGCGGAAGAGGAGCCTCTCGCCGCGAAGATCCACGAGCAGCGTATCCAGTGGATGGCCACGTGGGCAGCCAAGAGCGGCGTGCAGCTGGAGCTCGAAGGCGAATGCGGCTTCGGCCGCGAATGCGTCGGCATCACGTCCGAAGGCAAGTATCCGGACTACGAGTGGCACGACGCCAAATGGAACCGCGCCGATCCCAACGGCAAGGTCTGGACGCCACCCGACGCGTATCACAAGCACCCGTGCGTGGCAGTGCTTGGCCGCGGCCTGGAAGCCGAGACGCAGCTCTACGACTGGCTGAAGTGGTTTGACGAGAACGGCTTCAAACTGGAGACGGGCGACCAGCCGATGGACCCGGCCCTGGGCATCGTCGGCATCCTGCTGGGCAAGAACCGGTATGCGCGAATGGTGCGGCGGTTGGCCACTGAGGGCGAGGCGCGGTCATGACCAAGAGCCGCAACATCAACCGCCCGAAGTGGCGCCCCAGCGAAGCCGACATTGAGCGGGTGCGTAGCGAGTTCGCCAACACGCTGACGGCCGACCTGGCGAAGGCGCTGGGCGTGGACTACCAGCAGGTGGTCAGGCTGGCCAGGCGCCTCGGCATCAAGAAGTCAGCCGAGTTCTTGGGCGGACCCGCCAGTGGGCGCCTGGACGGTGTGCGCGGCGAGTCAGGCCGCTTCAAGCCTGGCAACGTCCCATGGACCAAGGGCAAGAAAGGTTTGAGCACGGCGCCAGCGACGCAGTTCAGGCGCGGCCAGAAGCCAGCGAACTGGGTGCCAATAGGTAGCCTGCGCGTCGCCAACATGGGGCATGAGGTCGGCTACCTGCAAATCAAGCTGACCGACACCGGCTATCCGCCACGCGACTGGGTCATGTACCACCGCCATGTATGGGAGCAGGCCAACGGCCCGATTCCAGCCGGCCACCTCGTCGTGTTCAAGGGCGAGCGCACCACCGACAGAGAGCAGATCACGGCGGACCGCCTGGAATGCATCACCAGGCAGGAGCACATGCGCCGACGCACCTTCCACCAGTACGGACCCGAGATCGCCGGGTGTGTGCTGCTTCGCAGTGCGATCACCCGCCAGATCAACCGGCGAGTCAAGGAGGCCCAGGAGTCATGAGCAGCAATAACGACATCACGGCCCTGCGAGCGGCACTGTTCGAAACCCTGCGCGGCGTGCGCGACGGCACCGTGGACCTGGATAAAGCCCGCGCCATCAACGAGCTGAGCAAGACCTTGGTGGACACAGCCAAGGTCGAAGTGGACTACCTGCGTGCCACCGGGGGGGGCGAGTCGGCGTTCATAGAGACCGGTGCCGGCGCGCCTCAGCTGCCCAGCGCAGCACCCGGCAACGGCATCGGCGGCATGGTCCATCAGCTGCAGGGGCGGACCACGCAATGAAGCACCGCCCTCACCCCGCCGCCATGTGCGCCGGCAAGACCGCCTTCGCGGCCTTCTCCTTGGCCACCGAAGCCGCTCGGCGCGCCAACCGCAACAAGGACGCGCGCCGCGAGGCCTACCACTGCATCCACTGCCACGCCTGGCACGTGGGCACGTCACGGGCACCGCGCTGCGACCGCAACAAGCTGCGCCTGCAGCACCGGCGGCAGCACGATAGTGAGCTGCTGGCGGCGGCTGGGGCCTGAGCCGGAGGTTCAAATGGGATCACTTGGCTTCGTGAACAAACGCGTGGTAGTTGGTCGCCAACGCCGTCAGAGCCGCCGCCAGAAAGGGCGAGTTTGGGTTGTCCCCGGCACCAGGGAAATGCTTGTTGGCCAAGTGAATCGCCAACCTGATTTGCTCATCTGTGAGGACTGCAGCGCGATGCGCAGTGTTTGCCCGAAAAGGTGCCAGCTCTGCGTTGATCTCAGACATGTATCCATCCCTGGAATGTTTTGGAGAAACCAAGTATGCGGAACACGCCACCGGGAGATCGTCTGATGCGCACCGAAACCTTGACTTGGCACAAACCTGAGCGAGGCAACTTCCCCGACGCCGAGATCGACGCCCTTCTCCATACCAACTGCGACACCTGCCCAGTCTGGCCCGGCTACTGGGACGGCGAGCAGTGGTTCGGCGCCGACGGCATGCCGCTGCGCTGGCGCGTCATCGAGTGGTGCGACATGCCGGTGGGCAGCGTTGCGGCGCCTGCTGCGGCGGAGGCGTGACCATGGACTGGCCTACCGCATTCGCCATCGCAGCCGTTGCGTTCGCCATAGCTTGGGCAATCAAGTGACGACCATGAACCCATTCGCCGAACTCACCCGCGTCGCAGACCGCGGCTATGCCGGCCGTGAGCCTCTGCCCGATGAGCCGCCACCTTTGTTCACCCTCTCCGGCACGCGCACCGAGCAGCTGCTCGAACTGCTCAACAAGCGCGGCCGGCTGACCACTGGTGAGCTGGCCCGGGCCACCGGGCTGCAAGACAAGCTCGTGTGGGGCCTGCTCAAGGCCCGTCGCACCGCCGGCCAGCTGGTGCACGACGGCGAGGCCTGGGAGATCAACGAAGCCTGGATTCCGCCGGAGATCAAGCGCGCGGCGGAGTTGTTGCGCTCGCGTGGGTGGACGTGTGTTGCACCGGGAGCGAAGTCGTGAGCACCGAGAACATCGCTACCGCGCCGGCCGACAAGCGCGAGCGCCGCATCGCGCAGCGGCTGATGTACTGCCAGCACTACGACGCCGCAGGTGTCACGATGATCGGCGGCAAGGAGCCGCACGGCCACTGCAAGGCGGGTGTGAACTACCTGCAGCAGTTCGGCGCCGCCGAAGGCGACAACCCGCGCGCGGGCATCTTCATGCGCATCTGCTGCACGGACGGCAACAAGCGCGGCGAGGCGGCGCAACGGGCCTTGTGCCCGCAGTGGCTGCGCACCACGCGCGAACAGGGCGAGACCCACGTTGACGAGCTCGAGCGGGTTTTGCAGCGCATGGAGATCGTTGGCCCTGCCGTCGCTGCGTGGCGCCAGAAGCCGCCGCGAGGCAAGCAGGAGGTCATCGAGTGCCCGGCCTGCAAGGGTCGGCTGCATCTGAGCCAGTCGGCCTACAACGGGCACGTGCACGGGCGCTGCGAGACGCCGGGCTGCGCGTCGTGGGCGGAGTAATCGCATGAACAACATCACCATCACCTGGCACACCACGCCGGAGTCCGTGCACACCGCTTACTGGCGGCCCGTGCTGGAAGCTGAAGGCTTCTCGCCCGACGACATCGCCAGCTCGACCATCCACGCCGAGACCGTGGACGGCGAAACCGTAGAGCTTGAAGAAGGCGCTGTGCTTGACGCCATGCGCGCTCAGAAGTGCTGGGGCTTCTTCGACGGCGAGCACCGCGTCATCCACGCTTGGGCGGCGGCCGATGCCGACCCGGCAACCGTGATTCGCATGCTCGCGCACGAGATCGGCCACGGTACTGGCGAGCAAAGCGAAGGCGACATCGAGGAAGAGGCTCGCGCGGAAGCCTTCGGTGTCGTGGCGGAACAGGCTTTCGACTTCTGGCAGCGGCGCGCCCAGGTGCCGGCCGCCGGCGACTCGCCGGACTCCCAAAAAAGCTCACCTGAGCAGCCGGAGCCAACGGCGCAATGGGACGACCCGCGCGTGCAGGCCGTCTATCAGGTGCTGTGTAGCGACGAGGCTCCACCGCCTGAACAGCACTGGGAGGGCTTTCTGGCGCGGCGCATCGTGGACGCTCTGGCCGCCCAGCAGCCGGCCGAGCCCACAGACGAGCAAATCCTGACGCTGGCATACAAGCACCGCTGCACGGGAATTGGCTCACGCGCGCGCGACGTTCTGCCGCTGGTGCGCGAGGTGCTGGCCCTGACCCGATCCGCTGCTGCTGAGACCCCCGCCTATCAACCCCACGGGCAAGTCCCTACGCAGCAACCCGCCCCCGCCGTGGCGCATGCGCTGGGCGAGGCCGTGGCCGCGCTGTACTTCGACGACAGCAGCTACTACGCCAGCGCACTGTGGACCATCGTGCTCGACCTGGGCGGCCGGGAGGCTGTGGACGCGCTGCAAGCCGACAGCAGCTCGGCTTATCACCGCTACGGCGCGGATCGCAACGCCACCAGCACGGCCGGCGCCACGGGAGAGAGCAATGCCTGACCCCCAGCTCTACCGCGCCAAGCTCAAGACGCGCGCCGAGATGGAGCGCGACATCCCGCGCAACGAGCTGGGCTGGTGGCACGACGTGTGTCCCGGTCAGACGCTGAAGCTGCGCGACGCCACAGCCGCCGATCTGGCGCGCTGCTGGCTGCGCGCAGGCACCAGCCGCAACCCGGCCGACTACTTGTGCGAGCCGTTCGAGGGCGGCTGTCTGGTGTCACGCCGGGCTGTCAAGGCGCTGACGCCGGTAACCAAGGGAGCCGCCTGATGCCTGCCGCATTCGAATTCTTCAACACCTTCGAAGTCAGCGCACCAACGTGCCCGCACTGCGCGCACGAGATGAGCGATGACGAGATGCAAGCACAACAAGGCGATGTCTGCCTCTATGAGCTGGCGCGCGACGAAGGCAGCGCCGAAGTCACCTGCCCCTCGCCCATGTGCGGCAAGACCTATTGGCTCAAGGGCGGCTACCGGCCGCACTACACGAGCGCGATGACGGAGGACGACCTTTGAGCGCCGCCGCCAAAGAAGTGAAGCTCAACATCATCCGCAACTGGCCGGAGGGTTTTGGGGATCGGCTGGAGCACGTCTGGAAGGACCTGATTGGTTTCATACCGAACTACAAGCTCTACGACCTGTCGCGCGTGCTGGCCGAGTTTGGCTTCACGATGAAGGTCTACGAGGGTGAGGCGCCGCAGCCCATCGGCCGCGTGCTTACCGCCGCCGAGCAAGGCCCTGGCCACGACCCACAGATGGCCGTCATCCATTTCCCGGCCGGCCACCCTTCCCCGGGCACCAACCTCTACACGGCGCCGCCTGCCACCAGCGAAGCACTGCAGGTGCTGCTCGATCTGCGTGCCGAGCTGGCCGAGGCGCTGCAGGCCGGCAAGGTGGCGCCGGACGTGATCAGCACGGAGCTGGGTAGGCGCATGGCGCAGCTGCTGGAAGAGGGCGCCTGATGCCTCACCCCTGCACCTGCGGCGCGGCCATGAAATGCATCTACACCCGCCGGCGCGAGGTGGGCACGTTGCGCCGCTACCAGTGCACGTCGTGCCATGCCCGCATCAGCACGCGCGAGGTCCTGCTGAGCGACGAGATGGCGGGCACGCACAAGGTCCCGGCTGGCGCGTCAGTGGTTCAAGCGGCGATCCGAGAAGCACTCCAGCGCATCGAGGCCGCCGCCAACAAGTTGAAGGAAGTACATGACCGGTCCCAACTTGGCTGACCTTGAACTGCTGGAGGCTGCAGCAAAAGCAGCAGGGATTGAATTCTGGAGCCGGGGTGCTTGCGGATTGCTGATCGCCTCCGACAGCCCGGATCGCTCGGACTACTGCTGGAGCCCGCTGGCCGACGACGGCGACGCGCTGCGGCTGGCTGTGAAACGGCAGCTGCGCATTGACCACACGCCACACGCTGTGCACGTGGGCACCTGCGGAGACGACGGTGAAGACCTGGCATCCGAGCCGGTGCACCAACGAGGCCCGACGCGAGAGAGCGCGACCCGCCGCGCCATCGTGCGCGCTGCTGTGGCCATGGAGCGGCAGCGATGACCCCTCGACGCGCCCTCCTCGCCCTGATCGTCGTGGCCTACGCCGCGGTGGCCGCATGGCTCATCGCCGAGCCGGTGCTTCACAAAAATACTCACGTTTCGAAGTCATGAAGCTGCGCCAGCTCAAGAAGCGGCACGTCGCGCGACTGCGCGGTCGACTGGTGCTGCAGCACCTCATGGAGCGCATCGGGCGATGCGTCAGCGAAGTCCTTGGCCGCGCAGTAGCCAGAGTCGTTGCCCGGGAGATTCGGGTTTGGGCCGACCTCTTCCGTATCTGCGCAGAGGGTGTTGCTGAGTTTGTCGATCGCAGGCGCGCAGAAGTGGAGGTAGGCGATGCCAATCAAGCCTGAGAACCGGGCGCGGTACCCGAAGAACTGGCGCGAGATCGTGGCCCGGGTACGCGAGCGCAGCGGCGATCGGTGCGAGGGCTCGCCGGCATTCCCGGATTGCCGAGCCGAGAACGGCAAACCGCACCCGGTCACCGGCGGTCGCGTGACGCTGACCACAGGCCATCTGGATCACGTGCCGGAGAACTGCGACCTGAGCAACCTGCGTCACTGGTGCAACAGGTGCCACTTGGTCTACGACGCGCGGCACCACGCTGAAACCGCCTACACCACCCGTCGCGCCGGCAAGGCCGTGGCCGACCTGTTCGAAGACGCCTGAACGCAACCACGGAGCAAGAACGTGAAGAAGATCACCCTCCAGGCCTGGGCGGCCGCACGCTATGACCCGCCGCCTGGCCCGCGCACGCTGCAGCGGTGGGCGCGCCTGGGCGAGCTGAGTCCGGCGCCGGTGAAGGTCGGTCGCGCCTACTACATCAACCCGAACGCCGTGCGCATCAGCGAGGTGCTGGCCGGCGGCGACGGTCCGAGCCTGGTCGAGCGGCTGGAGGCCGGGCGTTGAGCGCCAGGCGCAGCATTCGACACCGCGACTGGCCGCCACATCTCTACGAGGACCGCAAGGGCTACTACGTCTTCCGCTACATGCGGGATGGGGTGTCCACGTGCGTGGCGATCGGCCGCAAGCCGCTGGCCGTCGCCATCAGCGAGGCGATCGCGGCCAACCTGCATCTCGCCAGCGAGCAGCCGAGTCTGGTAGACAAGCTCAAGGGCGCGCATCACACCGTGGCCGACGTCATCGCCAAGATGCCGGCGCCGAAGTCGATGGAGTCGCAGAGCTCGTACAGGTCCTGGGATCGCGTGATCTCCGAGAAGCTCGGCGCGAAGCAGATCAAGGACTTGACGGTGGACGACTGCGCCCAGCTCATCGATGCCATCCACGCCAGCGGCCGGGAGACGACGGCCAAGTACGTGCGCTCCCGCCTCGTGATGCTATGCCGCCGTGCGCAGCAGCTCGGCTGGGTGAAGCCGGGCGTCAACGTCGCGGCCATCACGGCCGAGCCGGCGGTGGAAGTGCGCCGGCAGCGCATGACGCTGGACACATTCATGGCCATCCATAAGGTCGCCCACCAGGCCGCCGGCTGGCTGCCGCGGGCGATGATGTACGCGCTGGTGACCGGGCAGGACCGGTCAACGGTATGCGCCATGGAGCATGCGCACGTGGTCGACGGCGAGCTGCGGGTGTGGCGCAACAAGACCCGCCGCACCAACACGCCCGTGGCCATCCCGCTGCGGCTGCGCCTGGACGCCGTCGGCGTGTCACTCGGCGAGCTCATCGAGCAGCCCACCGGCGTCCAGAGCCGGTTCCTGGTGCACCACCCCAAGCGCATTGCGCACGTGCACGCCGGCGACCCGGTGTCACCCGATGCCGTCACGGAGGCCTTTGCCCGCGCGCGCGTGCTCGCAAAAATTACAGGCCCCAACCCGCCCTCGTTCCACGAGATCCGCTCCCTGAGCAAGCGCCTCTATCTGGCCCAGGGCGGCGTGGACACGCAGGCTCTGCTGGGCCACAAGGACGCCGGCACGGCCGCGCTGTACGCGGACCCGCGCGGCGCCGAGCCGATCAGGGTGAGGGTTGACTGATTTCAGCGATTTTTCAGCAGAATTTCAGCATTCCTAGGGGAGAAAATTAAGGTCGGTCTAAGGCCGCAAAGTAGCGATTTTCTCTTGTGTGACAGCTACTTGGGCTGGATATCAGCAGACTTGAACATGCACGAAAACGTCAACCAGCCGCACGACGAATCAACAACTTAGCGCATAGGTTTCAGCGGCCTTGTGCTATCGCGCGACCGTCGGGCGGATACGAGCCAGTCGACTCAACCCGACAACCCGGATAGACCGCATGACCTACTTCGCTGGCACCGACGATCCCCGCCCTTGCTGGACCTGCCAGTACTGGGGCGGGATGCAAGACAACGGCATCACGAGCTGGTGCGACCGCCCTGGCCTATCGCCCGTCGTCGCCCAGCCTCAGTTCGGCTGCGCGTTCTGGACGCGCGAGCCCGGCAGCGACGACGAGCCCAGCGAACTGGGCTCGTGATGCGTCAACCATCAGCCCTGCGCCGGCGCGCCACCACGCCGACGACGCCGATACCGGCTGCGAACAGGGCGTAGGTGGACGGCTCCGGAATTGGGGACACCTGGCGGCCGCTCGCAGCCACATAGAGTCGGCCGGTGATGCCGCGGCTGCGGTCCAGTGCGTTCTCGAACGTGAACGAGAACTGACCGGCGTCGTTGGCGTGCATCGGGCCCTCGGACGGGTCCGTGGAGACGCGCACGCGCTCCGTGGCACCAACGGACTGACCCCAGGCCCAAGCCATGATGTGCGCGCCCGCGAACTCGGTGGGACTGCCTGCCGCCGCATCCGCCCAGGCGTCCAGCGCGTAGGTGCCGGTGACGCGCAGACCGGTGTGCGCCCCCAGCACGAACTTTGGGTTGCTGCCGCTGAAACTCATGAACGAGAACGCGCCCGATTGCCCGGCGCCGTTGGGGCCCGGCTTGCCGGAGGTCGAGGCAAACATGCCTGCACCGGACACCGACGCGAACGATGTGGCGCCGGCCAGGATCTCGCTAGCCATGAACGGCTTGTTGAGGGACCCGACCGACACGTGGCAGTGCGGGCCGCAGCCGTTGGTGCCGAAGATGCGTGACGAGGCGCCCCAGATGCCCGCGATCTTGGCCGACGGCGCAATACCGTCATCCGGCTGCAGGTCCACCAGCTCGAACTTGATGCCGGTGAGGCTTGCGCTGGCTCCGTAATCTGCCAGCACCGGACCCGTTGCCGCCATGAGCGCCGCTGCGGCCAGGATCATTCTTCTTCTGCGTCTCATTGCCGTCTCCGAAGTGAAGGGACGGCCAGCGTGGCGCCTGATCGCACGGCGGTGCATCACCCGGTGGCGCGACCTCCCGTAACTACGGGCCCCCGATAGAGGGTCCCCAAAGGAGTGACGCCGCACGAGGCCACTGGCATACCAACGACCCCTCCAACGGATGGAAGCGTTGCTATGCGAGTCGTTGTTGCGGTTGCCCTCTCCCTTCCTCTTCTCGCGTCGGCCGGCCAGGCTGAAGGAAGCTACCGATACCGGTACATGGTCCACGAGCTCGGTGCACCGGAGGATGTGGTCAGTGCGGCCGATGCCGTCAGCCAGGACGGGAAGTACGCCGCCGGCCAAGCCTGGCATGACGCGACACAGAACTATCAGGCCGCGTTGTTCCAAACCGGACTGCGGCGCACCTTCATCCTGCCCGGCGGCACGAGTGGCGCCAGCGGGGTCAACAAGCGCGGTGAGGTCGCGGGGTGGTTCTGGAACGAGGCCGAGGGGCCATGGTTGACCTCCCGAAGAGCGTTCCATTGGGACAACGGGGTGCTGACACCACTGCCGCAGTTCGGCAGTGGCAGCACCGTCGCCAATGCGATCAACGACAACGGGACGATGGCCGGCTGGTTCCACGCAGCGACCGGTGAACAGCACGGATTCACGTACCGCGACGGCGTGTTCCGGGATCTCGGCACATGGGGAGGCGCAGCCGCGGAGATCACGTCGATCAACTACTACGGTGACGTGGCCGGTATGCGCTATCGCGGCAGCCCTCTGACGCAAGAAGCTGTCCGTGTCGTCGGTGACCGGGTCAACCCGCTCGGCAATCTTCTGCCGGCAGGGCTTGGCAGCATCGCCCGAGCCATCAACGACCGCGCGGACGTGGCTGGCGTGGCCTTCGATGCCCCGACCGAAACTCAGGCCTCGGCTGCGTGGCCGTTCGCGGTGCTCGGCAACAGGCTGCACTGGCTCGTCCCGCGCACGGCCGGATGGAGTGGTGCTGCCCTTGGGATCAACAAGCAGCGCCAAGTCGTTGGCGGCTATGGCTACCCGCCGGAGGGCGGTGGAGCGTTTCTGTGGGAAGACGGCAAGCTGACCGACCTGTCGAAGCTGCCGGAGGTGAAGGCTGCAGGCTGGATACTGCTCATCAGCGCCGTGGCGATCAATGATGACGGCGTCATCGTCGGCGCAGGCATCGCGGCAGACGGACGCACGCGCGGCTTCATGCTCGTGCCGATACGAGGGAGGTAGGCGGCACCTAAAATCCGCCACGCGAGGCCCGGCAGCCCGAACCACTCAATGGCAACTGCGGCAGTTTTCTGCGGTGCTGGGCCTCGCATCCAGCACAAAAAGGGTCACCTTTCGATGAGCCAGATGAGCGAGCATCCTGTTGATCCCAGCATGCGAGCCGAGATCCAAGAACGCCTGAGCGCCATCGAGGCCGAACATGGCGTGCGCGTGCTCTACGCCTGCGAGTCAGGCAGCCGGGGCTGGGGTTTCGCCTCGCCCGACAGCGACTATGACGTCCGGTTCATCTACGTCCACCCGCTGCCGTGGTACTTGCAGGTCGACCGACACGACAAGGCCCTTCGGGCGCGCGACGTGATCGAGCTGCCGATCTCTGGCGACCTGGACATCAACGGATGGGAATTGCGCAAGGCCCTGGGCCTGCTTGGCAACGGCAACGCCACGCTGATCGAGTGGCTGGCCTCGCCTGTGGTCTATCGGGCCGACCAGGCATTCCTGGCGGCCATGCGTGCGGCTGCCCGCGTGGCGCATCAGCCCGAACGCTCGTTCCACCACTACGTCCACATGGCGCGCGGCAACTATCGTGAGTATCTGCACGGCGACCGGGTGCGGCTGAAGAAGTACCTCTATGTCCTGCGCCCGCTGCTGGCAACACTGTGGATCGAGCAGGGCCGCGGCATCGCGCCGATGCGCTTCCAGGAGCTGGTGGACGCCATCGTGACGGACCAGGAAGTGCGCGAGGCGATCGCGCAGCTGCTGGAGATCAAGCGCGGCGCATCAGAGGCTGAGCATGGAAGGCCATTGCCGGCGCTCAACGCCTACATCGACTCCGAGCTGACACGGCTGGAGTCGGTGTTGCCGCCTGTGGCGGCCGACACGGACTTCTCGGTGCTGGACAACCTGCTGCTGGACGTCGTGCTGACCATGCCGGCCGAACGCGAGGTGAATGCATGAACATCCTGACCCTGCCCGTACCCCCGAAACGCCCCACGTTCGGTCCTTGGGCCGACAAGCCGAGATCGGAGTGGACGCCTGAGCAGGCACAGGAATGGGACGAGAAGATGGCGACCTACAAGCAGGAGTGCGAGGCTGCGTTGGCGCGGATGGGAGATCTGCCGGAGTTCCTCAACGTCCTGGCTGCGCCGGCACAGGGAAGGACGCCTTCATGATCAGCGTCCTCACCGCCGACATCCCAGTCGGCACGCCAAGTGACTACATGGAGCCGCAATGGGAGCGGGCCGGGAAGGTTCACGACTGGCGCAACCACGTCGGTGACGAGATCGCCGCCATGTGGAGCACCTTCACGGCAGAGCAGCGCGCGGCACTGGCGCGGCAGGCTGAGTATCTGGCTCGGAGCGAGGAATGGGAATGAAAGCCAGCGAGATCACCCGGCCAGGCCTGTACTGGGCTTCATCCAACGGTGGCGACGAAGGACCGCAGCCGGTGCGCGTCTGGGAAGAGTTGTGTATAGAGTGGCTCGGCCGGGACTACTTCGATCACTTGGAAGCTGGTGACGCAAGGGCCTTGGACGAGGCCGGAATCGACTTCATCGGCCCGTTCCCGCCGCCCGGCGAAGGGTCGAAGGCCGAAGGCTTCGTGGCCGCGCTGGATGCGCTGTGCCGGGCCTACGGGGTTACGCTGGCGACCAGCGGCTACGACGGGCTGAACGTGTTCGATGCCGGCGCCGAGCCGCTGCACTGCGCAGGCATCGAGGACTGCACGAAGCCGGCCAAGGAATGACTGCGCGCTGCGGCGTCGGCGCATAGACGCGCCACTCCCACAAGCTGCCGCACTGGAGACACAGATGCCTTCTCCCGACGACAACACCCTTCTCGCTCAGTTCGCTGGCCTGGCAATGCAGGCGCTGATCCAGCGCGATCACCCGGGCAGCCCCATCCGCGAATCGCTCGCGCGTGAGGCCTATGACGCGGCCGAACTGATGCTTCAGGAGCACAAGCGCCGAGCAGGCAACGGCAAGTCCAAGGCTGAAAGCGACGGCCAGGAGCGCGGCAATGGTTGAGCGCAAGACCCTACCGCCTGGCACCATCGCCGCCGACGCGAACGTCGGCGCGTATCACGGGATCACCACGATCTGCGGCACCGGCGCGTAGACCTTCCGCTCCCACCGGTCCTTGCACCAGTCGGCCGCGCAGGTCTTGATCTGCACGGGCAACCACTGGAGGTTCGATACCGCGTCACACCCGCCTGCGGCGAGGCTGAGCACATGGTCAGCTTGCCAGCCTGGGCATGAGCCGGTCGTCAGGCCGGTGCTGGGGCATGGATGGATGCGCCGGAATGCCGCGATCACGGCACTGCTGCGCTTGATCTCGCCGCTGGCATAGCGCGCCGGCGCGCCGCAGATGCGCGTCTCGGCCAGCGGGTCCGGCGGCGGCGCCAGCGGCTGCAGGCACTGGCACCAGGCAGGCGCCGCGGCCAGCAGCAGGAGCGCCAGCGCGCGCATCACCAGCCCTCCGGGAATTCTGGTAGGTCGATAGTCTGGTTGGCCAGGCCGTGTGTGCAGTCGCCCAGGTATTGGATGCGGCCATCCGTCACGAAGGTGTGGCAGACGTGGTGCACGTCGTACGGCAGCTCGGCATGTGTCATGTACCGACCGTGCTCTCGATAGAAGGCTGCGTTGCGCTCGCGCGCTGCAGGACTCAGGCGGTCCCACTGCACCAGCACGCTGGGCGACAGCGTGGGCTTGTCGGCATCGCCGTTCCACGTCCAGCGCGGGCCGCTGCCGGCGCCGCGCATGACGCAGTGCGGCATGTCGCAGCCGAGGCACCAGAAGTAGAGAGCGCCATCGGCGCCAGCACGCAAGACTTTCGAGAGCGGCTCCATCATTGAGCTCCAGTGCGCTTGGCCAGCTCGTCATCCTTCTTCGCGCTCGACAGCGATGTGCCCAGGAAATACCCGGTGATCGAGCCCAGCACGCCGGAGACGATCGCGGCCACAACCATGGCCTTCACCTCAGATGTGAAGTCGCCTCCGCTGAGCACCTTCCAGACCACGATGTAGACCAGCGGCAGCAGCAGCACCGTTACCCAAAGCGCCGGATTGGCGAGCATGGCTCGCACGCCCTTCTCCGACGCGGCAGCATTGGTCCTGCGCGCGCCCTCGATCCCGCCACCACCAGCCTCCTGCAGCTCGAACCATCGCTCCTGCACCGCGGCCCGCACCACCGGTGCCGCGGCCGGATCGCTCTGCAGCTGCTCGGCGACCTCCTGAGCGTTGCGTGCGCCCAGCGCTTCCTGGGCGATGCCAACCACGACCTCGGCCGCCTTGGCGTTGCGTTCGGCGACCTTGGAGCCGGAGCCGAAGAGCTTGGCGAGCTCCGGCACGGCGCCGATGATGGACGGCAGCGCCGCGGCGATGAATGGGGCCATGGCGGGCTCCTGCGTGGTGGAGGCAAGCGACTGCGCGCGCTCGCGGATGACGGGTTCAGCGGGGATGTCGCGCACCTCGACCGGTGCCGGCGTGCCGGCTGGACGCGAGACGCCGCCGGCGACGCGGTAGGTCTCCAGTGCGCGCGCCAGCGTCACCACCGGCTGGCCGTAGGGGCTGCCGGGCAGGCTGGCCCACTCGCGGTTGCACTTGGCGATCGCTGCCTCGATGCGGCCAGCCAGGACATCAGCCAAGGCCCTGCGGCGGTCGATCAGGTACACGGCGGCCAGGTCCTGGCTTGCCGGCGAGAAGTCGGACAGGCCCAGGGCCGCCTGGCATTCGCGCCAAGTCTTGAGCAAGTGCTGGTACGCGCCCGCGGCACTGCTGACCAGCATCTTGCCGCCGGAGCGCGCCGAGACCGTGCCGCCCGGGTGATCGGCGAACGAGTCGAAGAGGCCGCCGCCGAAGCGGGTGCGATACCCGTCCTCGCCCGCAGTGCCCTCCCCAACCCGAATGACTGCCAGAAACGCCTGGACGTTCGTGTCGGTCAGGGCAGCGCGCAGGCGCTGGATGTCAGCAGCCGGCAGCACCTCAGCCTCCCACCACCCGCTGCGCCTGCACCCGCACGGCACCGATGAACATCGCCATCCACGCTGCCACAGCTGCAACCTCGACCGCCGTCATGTCCCGCCTGCAGCACCCGAGCTCGCGCACGTCCTGCACGCGCACGCCCGGCGCATAGTCGGCCTCAACCACCAGTGCCGACAGCGCCGGCGGCCGCCACGGCAACCGCACCTCGATGTCGTCCTGGCGAACGATGCACACCCGCCCATCCCAGAGCAGGCGAACAGGCAGGTCGGCGATCATGGTCAGTCCCCTATGGGCGCTTGATTCCTGCGCTCGCGCCGGATGTCGCGGCGCCAGCGCCAGAGCAGATAGGCCATCTGCAGCAGCAGAAAAATGCAGCCCAGCGCCGCCGCTACGTCCGAGAACGTGACGCCGAACACTGGGCCTGCCGTGACAGCAACAGCTGCGGGCGTGGCCTCGGCAGCGTGCTTGATCAATTCCTGTTTCTGGCTCACGGCCGCCTTTCGTTGTGTGCAGGACATACGCCCGCTACCAGTCCTTGACGATGCCAACGTGGCTGTGAACAGCCACCGTAACCGTGTTGCCGGCGCCGTTCTTGACCACTACCGCGCCACTGGCAACGTCTGCCGTGCAGTAGTACGGAATGCGCGCACTGACGCGCCCATCGGTGAAGCCCGGGAACAGGAAGTTGCTGGCCCAACCGGTATCGCTCGGGATCACGACGCCGGTTGGCGTTGTGATGTCGAACCGCTGCCCGAATCCAGATGCCATGCCATTGCACAACAGCTCGATGACGATCCAGCCGCGCTCGCCCTTGGCGAAATACATGCTGATGGATGCGACGTTGGCGCCAACTGCATACGCACCGGCAATCGACGCAGGGTTGAACTGCCGGTTGATGGATGCCACGTTGGCATTGACCACGGGCATGTTGCTGATGCGCGTGGGGCGCTGAATGAACACAGGCTCACCGGTGCCGGAGTACAGGACGCCGCTGACACTGACGTTAGTGCCAGTTGTTCCCTTGACTTGCACGCCACCGATGAAGCTCACATCGCAGTCGATGCCATCCACCACGCAGTTGCTGTTGTTGGACTGCATGACGACGGCCACGCCGCCGCTGGAACTCTTGAACTTGTGGCTGCGGATGGCAACGCCGGACGCGTTGTTGGCAAGCTCGATATTGATGCCGACGCAACTCATCGATGTACAGCCGGAGAACGTCGCCGAATAGTCGTAGCCGCCGGACGGCTCGAACTTTACCCTTCCGTTCATGGGCGTGCCGATGAACTTGATGTCGCGGCACGTGGTCGTGACGGGGTCGCCAAAGTAGGCGACATACCCACCGGCCTGGCAGCCGGTATAGCCGCTGGTATTCGTCAGTACAAAAATGTCCGTGACGTCGAACGTCTTGTTGAAGTTGTCCAGCGTGCAATCGGTGAAGGACCACCCTTCGTTGTAGTAGCTGGTACCGCCCGGCGACCGCAGCTTGATGCCAGACGTGGTCGTACTACCGGTGCTGCCGTAGATGATTGACTTCTGGACGGCGACCTCAACGCACTTGCCGGCCGAGTTGATGCCGTTGACGGTGAACGCCATCACGTTGTCAATGAACACCTGGCGCACGGCCTTTTGCATGTCCATGAACCACGTGATCGTGGCGCTGGAGACATGCACGCCCTCGATGCGGATCTGGCGCGCGTAGTGCGATGCCGATGATGGCGTGTTGGTGGTCCCTTCCGCGTACAGGAATGCGGAAGCCGTGCCGGTGACGACGCCACCGCCGCCCAGGATCTTCAAACCGTCCTTGGCCGCATTGAAGCGGAACAGCGGGTTCGTGCCCGTGGCCGCGACAATGTTGGCGCCGCGCAGGTCCAACGTGCGACCGGACGGAATGTCGATGGTCGTGCTGATGAGCCAGTTGCCATTGCGCAGGTCGACTGCTGCATTGGCGTTGACCAGCGCCTGAATGGCCGCGGAATCGTCCTGCACGCCGTCGCCCAACGCACCGTAGTCCCTGGCGTGCGGGTTGTCGCGCAGCTTGCTGTCAAGCGTGCGCGCCACGGCGCCGGTGCCGGTTGCGAGGCAGGAGACGATTTCGGCCCCACGACCGGTGCCAGTGGTTGCGAGGAACTGCGCAAGCCCAGCAGCAGTCTCGCCGGGGATCAGCGTGTTGGCCTCCTGCACGAAGATCGGCAGGGCTTCGAAAAGTGCGTCGGCGCGGTCGTTGAAGTTGACAGGATCAGCGCGCGACGGCGCGTCAGGCAATGGAGTGAACGACACGTAAAACGCTCCTTTTCCAACGATGGGAGGCGGGGCAGGAGGAGATGGAGCCGGCGCTGGTGGCGCCACCAACGGCGGCGGCTGCCACGACGTGCCAACGCCTGCGACGCCGACTTCTGCAAAACCTGTTTCCATGGCGGAAATGAAAAAAGCCGCCCGAAGGCGGCTCTTGTTGATGAGGTAACGGGTATGCGGTCTGGCTACACCAGGCCCTCGATTTCCATGCTGAGGGTGCTCTTGACGCGGCCAGGGATGGTGATGGACCAGTCCTTGTAGAACCCGTAGATGACCAGGCTGCTCTTGGTGGTTGATGCGATCCAGACCACGGGCGTGGCCCGCACCGCTGACAGGCGAGAGACGAACGTGTCGACCTGCGCCGTGTCGAGAAGGATTGGCAAACTCATGCGCTTGTTGAACGAGCGCTCGACGGCAGTGACAGCACCGAACTCGTCACGTTGTTTGACGCTGTAGTCCGTGATGCCGGTCGATGCGTTCACGAGCACGTTGCCGAGGTTGTAGGTGCGCCCCAGGATGCAGGAGCCGATCGAGATGGCGCCGCGGCCACGGAACGTGATCGTGATCTCGGCGTCCGCGTAAGGCGGCAGGTCCGTGAGCACCAGCAGGTTGCGGCGCTTGATCGCGTCGAAGAAGTAGTCCCAGTAGTTGTCGACGTCTTCCAGGCTGCCCAGCGGGTCGAGGTTGCGCCTGTAGACCGTCTTGCCGCGCGAGACCATCTCAATGGTCAAGCCGTCTACGTCAAGGTCCAGCAGCGCCAGGCCACGAACGAGGCCCGGCTTGAGCTTTACGGTGATGACCGCATCCTGGTCTATCGCCGGAGCAGTGGCCGACGTCCTGGTGCCCACTACGCGATCAAACATCGCCCAGCGGTTCGTGGGCCCCGTGCGCACCCAGTTGATCGGGTCCTGCTCCGGCGGCGTCGAGGTGCTGCCGGCCACCGTGCGCTTGTACACGCTGTGTACGGCACTGCGGATCACGTACTGTCCGACGGCATAGACCGCGCCAGCGAACCATGCGCCGTAGTCCGCTTCGGGCACGCTGCTGCTCACCAGCATCGCGTCACTGATGCTGGTCGGGACGATGTACTGCATGCTCAGGCGCTCGTCGTGGTGACCGTGCCGGCCACGCTCACGGCCAAAGTGGTATCAGGCGCATTGCGCACCGCCAAGGCGTCGCCATCAGGCATCGCCCGGCGCAACTGCTTCGACGTGTCAGCTGAGTGCAGCGCGATGGCCATCAACTTCTCTTCGCAGTCGATGAGCTTCTCGGTGACCGCGGCGAGCTGTTGCTCCAGCCGCGCCGTGTTGAGCAGCTGCTGCGACTGCGGATTGCTGTAGATGCGCGCCGGCGGCGTGTACTCCAGCTCCGGGCCGCGCTCGCCAACGACACGCCAGCCACCGTCATGCCAGCCGCCAGCCGCGAACCCGGGCACCTTGAGTGCGCGCAGCGTCTCGGACAGCGAGGCAGCAAGCGAAGCCCGCACGAACGCGACATCGGCCGCACTGGTGGCGGTCGCGGTGCGCGCCTGCTCCAAGGCCTTGCTTAGCTCCGGCAGTGCCTGCAGCGCCGCGCTGTCGCCCGCGCGCGCCTGAGCCGTCTTGACCGCGAATTGGGCCTGTAGCGTGGCCACGTCCTTGACGCCTGAGGCGCCGCGCAGCCGCTCGATCTCGGCCTGCACGCCCTCGCTGGCCTGCTGCACGGCCTTCGTGATCTCGCCGAACACGGGCGCGAGCTGCAGGAGTTGCGCGTACATCCGGCGTCCGGCGTCGGTGCTGAGGTTCTGAGACTCCACCAGGCGGCGGTAGGCGGCGGCATTGGCCGGCACCGCGACACCGAGCTGCGCGAACGTCGTGGCCAGCGTCTTCTGAGCCACCTTCAGCTTCTCGGCGTCGGTGTAGATCGCCTCGATGTAGCTCTGCGCCAGGGAGGCGGTGTTCGATGCGCCGCCCAGCGCCTTGGCCAACTCGATGAACTGGCTGGTGCTCAGGTTCAGCGCCGGGCCCAAGGTCTTGGATGCGTCCGTGATCGCCTTGATCTCGGTGACCACCTGGCCGATGACGTCCACGCTCGCGGAGTCGCTGACGGACCGCAGGATGTCCTTGGCCCAGCCAGGCAAGTCGGCGGCGATCAGCGCGTCACGCACGACCTTGCCGGCCTGCTGCGTCAGCTCCTCGAACCCCTTCTGCGGGTTGCTGTTCAGGCTGCGCGTATCCAAGTTGGCCAGCACGCGGCCGTTCCTGCCGACGATGCGCAACCCGCCCCACGACCTGTCGTCGTTGTCGCTGGCGAACTTGCCGGTCACGGTTGCGGGACCGAGGCCGAACGCCGTGAGGGCCGAGCCGATGGTTGAGGCCACGCCCGTGACCAGCGATTGCACAGACTTGTCGACGTCGGCGCTGCGGTCGCTGCGGAAGGCGCCGCTTTCCAGGCCGAAGCCGGGTGTGTTGGCGGCGTTGGCGAGTCGGCCGGCGAAGAGGTTGTTGCTCGATACCGTGAAGGCGCCGCCGCGGTGCGGGGTGCCGCCGCCACCGAACACGCTGTCGAGCAAGCCGCCGACGGTGTTGCCGATCAATCCGCCGATCGGGCCGCCAAACCACGTACCGACCGCCGAACCTATGCCGGCACCCCAGTTGCCCTTCGTGATTTGGAGCACCGAGTTGAGGTAGCCCAGGCCGTTCCCGATGCTGGTGATCGTGCTGGCGTTGTTGACCAGGAACTCGCCCGCGCTGGTCCAGCCGTTGGCGATGGCCTGGAAGCCGAGACCGTCAACGGCACCCGAGAAGTTGCTGAGCCACGGCAGCGCGCCGATGTTGCGACTCAGGTTGGCGAGGCTGGCCACGTTGCCGGCAGCGCCAAGCGCAGAAGAGCCGCCGCCGGCATTGGCCGCCCCGCTGAAGCCCAGGATGCTGGCGGCGGCGCCGGCAATCGGCTGCAGCACCGCCTTGATGACCGGCTGCAGCACCATGCTGCGGAACAGGCCCTTCAGGTACTCGCCCGCGCTCTTGCCGCCTTCCATGAGGCTGTTGGCCAGCGCTTGGCCGATCTGGTCACTCGTGCGCTCCCACTCTTCCTGAGCTTTCTTGGCCGTGTCGGCGTTGGCCTGCAGGATGGCGCCCTGGGTCTTGGCTGCGGCGAGGTCGCGCAGGGCCTGGGCTTGAGCGCGGAATGCGTCTCCGCTCTGACCTGACCAATCAACCACGTCCCTTTGAGCGGCAACCCAATCCTTGGAAGCGGCAGCCTCCTCCAGCTTGGCCGCCTCCAGGCTGGCAATCTCCACAGCGCTCTTGCCGATCGCGGCATTGGCTTCGAGCTGGGCTTTCACCTCAGCCTGGATCTGCGCCGCTCGGTCCTGCTGCTTCTCGATGAACGAGGCGTTCTCGGCTTGCGTGGTCTTGGCCCAGGCATCCTCGCGCGCCTGGATGGCGATGGTCAGATCGTTCTCGCCCTTGAGCATCCGGGTCTTGATCTGCGCGTCGACCTCGGCAACCTCGCGCATGACCTGCGCAATCTCCTTCTCGGAGAACTTGCGCTTGCTCATCAGCGCGAGCTGGTCTTCGAGGCTTGCCTTCTTCGCCGTCAGGCCTGCCACGTCCAGGCGCGTGCTTTCCGCGATGGCCTGGCGCTCATCAAGCACGCCGGTGGCGCGCAGCACCCGGATCTCGTCTTGCGCCTGCTTTGCGGCCTCGACGCGCTGACGCTCCAGGCCTTTGATGCTCTCGAGCTCGGCGTCGCGCTGATCCTTGGCTGCGGAGCGCGCGGCAGAGGCGCCGCCCTTGTCTGCGAACTGCTCGCGGATCGCCTTGATGTTCTTGTCGTAGTTCGCCAGCAGCGCCGTGCGCTGCTCCGCGGTGATCGTGGTGCTTTCGAGCGCGGTCTTGATCTGCGTCGCGTAGTCGCGGATCGCCTTGTTGAGCTGCCCCTGCTTGTCCAGATGCTTGTTCTGCAGCTCGAAAGCGGCAGCGACGTCCTTCTCGCCTTGGGCGCGCTTGGCGGCGGCGTCTGCGCGCTGAGCCTCTTCGTCCGCGGCGATGGCAAGGCCAGCCTCCCGAGTGCGCAGTTCGCCGATCTGCGCATCCACCGTGGACTGGCGACGACCCGCGAATGGAACTCCAGGCCGGGGACCGCCCTGCTGCAATGCGGCGATCTGCGACCTCACTCCTGCCAGCATGTCGTCCGTCGTCTGCACGCGGCCGATGCGCAGCACGAAGTCGATACCCTCGCTGCCCTTGCGCTTCAGGGTGTCCCACCAGCGCTCCAGCGTGCCGAAGTTCTGCGCGGCGTCCTTGAGCCGCGTGTTCAGGGCATCGAACGTCCGGGTAAGCGCTTCCTGCGTGCGCCCCTGATCCTCCAGCGCGCGGATGTGCTGCAGCTCGGCGGCGGTGAGGAAGTTGTAGGCCTTGTTGAGCTCGGCCGCGAACTTGGCCGGCGCTTCCGTGGCGCCAGTGAACTGCTTGACGATCGCGTCAGCCGCCTGCCCGGTGACCTTGCTCATCAGCTGCGCCGCAGCCGTGGCCTTCTCAAGCGCCTGGCCGCTGAGCTGCCCGGTGGCCGCAAGCGACTGCAGCGTCTCGCGCGTACTGCCGATCGTCGTCTTGGTCGTGTCGCTGATCTTTGCGGCCAGGGTGTTGAAACGACCCTCCGTCAGCCCGGCGGCGTTGCCGGTCAGCGTGATCATGCGCGCGAACTCGGCGGACTGGCTGGCGCCCTTCTCGTAGGCAACGGCCAGCGCCAGCACCGCGGCGCCTGCGGCCGTGGCCGGGTTGATGAGGCTGGCCAGGTAGCCGCCGAACCCGCGCACCGCGGGCCCGAGGCCGCCGAACATGTCCTTGAGTTGCCCGCCCTGCTGCGTCAGCACCAGCAGCGGATTCGCGCCGCCGGCGAGCTGCGTGACGATGTCCGTCATCTGCGCCGGGATTGAGCGCATGGCGGCGGCGGTCTGGGCCGCGGAGACACCGGCGCTGGCGGCCATCTGCTGCTGTCGGCGCGTCACCTCTTCAAGCTGCCGCAGGTACGGCTCCAGCGCAGCCGTATTGGCGCCGCGCTGGCTGGCCAAGGCACGGTAGTACTCGGCGGTGGACTGGCTGCCGGCCTGGGCGGCCGCGGTGGCGCGCTGGATGCTGCTGGCCAGGCTGCGGGTGGCGCGATCAGCCTGGGCGGCCGCGCGCTCGCCGCCGGCGCCGATGGCGTCCAGCCCCTTGGCGGCCGTTTGCCCGGACTGCGCGACGTCGCGCGCCATGTCCCGGGCGCCTTGCTTGACCTCCTCGAAGCCGCGCTTGGCGTCGGTGGTGTCCACCCCTACGCCAATCTGGGCCTTGCGATCGTCTGTTGCCATGGGCTACCCGGAAAAAGAGAAAGGGCCCCGTGGGACCCTACTTGGTGTGTTGCTTGCGCATCTCTTCGAGCGCTGCGCCTTCGAGCACGCGGATGCTGTCCAGCGTCTCGCGCCACTCTCGGCCCTTGAGGCCGTCTTCGTCCATCAGCCGGAACAGGACGGCGTAATCCAGCCCGTAGGGCCTGCCGTCCATGCCGCGCGTGCGCCACTGCGTGCGCATGTCGTCGAACAGGCACCAGGCCGGCCAGTTCTCGGGCCAGACCTCGGCGTCATCGGCCTCGTAGTCCTCAGGGGTGAGGCCGGTGCCCTCCAGCTCCTCGGCAGTCGGGAGCGTCATGTAGGCCGCGCGTGCGGCCGCAACTAGTTTCCCAGGCGACCCTCCAAGAGTGCCTGGCGATAGTCATCCATGATCCGCTGCGCGTGGCCTGGCAGCTCGTCGCACAGCTGCTCCACGTTCGCGCGCGTGAACTCGAAGTCCAGGTTCCAGCCGTTGCAGATGCCCATGATGTAGTTGGCATTCGAGTCCCGGGCTTTCATCTGCATGCGCAGCATCGTGAACTTCTCTTCCTCGGTCAGCGTGCCGTCCGCCTTGACGCCGTTGGCCTCCATCTGCGCGTCAACGAACTGGCCGAACTCCGTGCGCGTGCGGTAGATGTAGG